ACATCAATCTGCCAAGCCGGTTCGTAAGTGGTATTCGGTTCAACAACCGATGCCCAGTGAGCCTTACCGGAAAGAAGGATTGCATCATATTTCTGATTAGCCATTTATAACTCCATTTTGTAATGTCTCTTGGCTGAGACTGTTTCAAGTAACGAAAGGGATACTACTGTACTACTTACTACTTGTCAACACTTTTTTTGCACAATCGTCGTAGTCCATCAAAACATTTTGTTTGATTGCAAAGCATGGACGACCGGGGAAGTGTTTACCATAGTTCTTTTCCTGAAGCAATAGAGAAGATGGATAAAATCCTTTCATGTTAAAGATATTATCTTCTTCCTTGATGATAAGACAATACATATCGATCTTAGATTTGAATGTCTTGGCCCCACTTTGAATAAGTTGGCCCGTCTTATACCTAGTCGATTTAACGTCGATACTAAAGTCATCAAGAAATACATCACCCAAATCAGTTCCAGTACTCTTAGACTTATTCGTCGTATCAAAGAAAGATTCAGGATAAGTATTTATCAGCTTGAAGAAAGCTAACTCTGCTTCAGCGCCATCAATATCAATTTGAATTGATGTACGCTTTTTGTCTTGAATATTATCTGCTACACCTTCCTTTCTGTTAGAAGCATTCCTAGCAATAGCGATGGTCTTAGCTAACGCTAGTTCATTACCATTAAGATTTATCAGTGTGTTTCGGACCAGTTCAGGCCGACTTTGTATTCGCTGTCTAGGGGGCATCGAACATTTAACTCCTTCTCTGCAATCTTCATTGCTTCTTGGGTTAGTTTACCAAATCGTTCAGCATGGTCTTTACGACAATCAAACTGATATTCATCGTGAATGCTGGCAACTAATTTAGCATCAATCTTATGCTTACGTATTAGTCTGTCGATAATAACAACCCACTGTTTGCAGATGATTGCTCCAGCACCTTGAAGCAGAAGATTCATAGCAGCATGTTGATGCCTGACATGTAACTTCCTACCATCAAGTCCCTGTATATATCCTGAAGAAGAAGCTTTGTCAACAGCTTTTCTCAGGTTGGCTAGTGCAGGTAAGCTAGCAAGGAAGTTATCAATAAGCTTCTGACCATCACCTGCAGTACCCCCAACAATGCTGCCAATCTTTGCTGCACCAGCGCCATAGATAAAAGCATAGATGAATGTCTTTGCTTGGTCACGTGTTTCCAAACCTGCAGCCTTTTGATTAGCTGTGTGAATGTCTCCTTCAACTACTTCCTTCGTATAGTCGTCGTCACGCATGTAGTGTGCAAGACACCTTAACTCCAAGGAACTTGCATCACAACCAACAAGAACATTATTAGAAGAACTACTGATCCAACAGCTTCTGCATTCCACCCCATAGGGAGAGTATACTGCAGGAATTTGTGCCATGTTTGGACTATGGTGGGCCATACGTCCTGAGATAGCTTTGAGAGTAAGTACTTTACCATGTACCTTATCGTCCTCCTCTAAAAGTTCTAGCCACGATTTGATCTGAGCTGTACGTTTGTTAATAAGAAGATACTCTGCAATCATCTGTGCTTCAGGAATATCTACCTTCTTCAGTGTGCCTTCATCTACGATGGCATGACCAGTAGGTGTGAAGTTCTCTGGCACCCATCCTTGTTCCTTGAGACGCGCAGCAATCTGCTGACGGCTTGCAGGATTGAAGACAGTTACCTTGTCTTTTAGTCTTTTACCTGTCTTCTCTGAATACCTTTCCTCTACGATAGGAGGGTAACGACGCTGTAAGTCTTCTTCGATAGCATGAGACTTATCATTTAGAGAAGCCTGTAACGTCATAGCCTTTTGTACATCAAGAGTAAAGCCATTCTTTTCTTGAACATCAATGATGCGACGAACATTGTATTCAAGATCAATAGCCTGACGATACTTCTCTGGTTTTTCTTCTTTGATCTTTAACCATAGGCGAAAGGTAATCTCAACGTCTCTGACACAGTATGTGATCATCTCGTCAGTTAGCTGAGAAAAGTCGTGAAAGTCAATCTTTTCAAACCCTAGATCAAGTCCCCAAGATTCTAGAGAATGTTTGCTGCGTGTTGGAAAGAGTAGTTGAGAAAGAACAAGAGTATCTTCTACTGTATCTACAGTAAGCTTTGTTCCTGTCAAACGATTGAGGGTAGGGGCATCGAAGCTTATGCCGTTGTGCATAATGAACTTCGATACCCCTTGAGCGAATGCAGGAAACTTAGTTAGACATTCTTCTTCCTTCCAGATATTGACCTGACCTGTTTCTACGTTCTTTGTTACGATACAGAAAATCTTTGTAGCATCAAGACTATCTGTTTCAATGTCCAGTATTACCTGCATACTTACCTCTTATTGCTTAGAAGGGAATGTCGTTGTCGTCACTTCCTCCATCAAGATCGTCACCAAGATTGGTAACTTCGTGCAGCCTACCAGTATCCTTGTTGAAAAACAAGTGGCAAGCGACACCAGTTTCACCAGCATATCTATTTTTCAATACGCGAATGGTGGTAGTGTTTGCAATATTAGGATCATCAGATTGCTGATCACGTTCCATAGCTACGACAGCATCAGAAAGCTGTGCGATGGACTGTGAGCCGCGAAGATGTGACAGGCTTACCTCCTTACCATCCTCATGCCCGCTGTCAGCCCCAGTGCGTCGTAGATGTGAAACAAGAAGCAATGCACAATTAGTTTCTTCTACCAGACTGCGAAGCTTAGTCATGAGAACGTCGATGTTCCTACGTTCATCCATACCTTCAAGACCTGAGACAAGGATAGACAAGTGATCAAGGAAAATCCACTTACAGTCCAAAGCTTTGACCATGTAGCGTACACGAGCAAGAATTTCTTCTGTACCCATAGAACCGAAATGGTCGAAAGCATAGAACCTGCCGGTGCCTATGGTCGCCTCCTGCCACTTGTACAGTTCAGCTTCTGGAAAATTCTCCCGCACTTCGCGGATGTACAATCGAGCATTAGCTTCTACGGACATGAGATGGAAGATAGTTGAACGGGTATTCTCTTCAAGAGAGATAACACCGATGTTACCTTCAGCCTGTTGCAGAACGTGGTGCATCAGTTCACGCATGACGCTAGACTTACCAGTACCAGTACCTGCAGTCAGCGTTACCAGTTCACCAGTACGAATACCGTACAGCTTCTCATTCATACCGGCAAAAGGATACAAGCAGGTAGTCTGATTACCTTCGTCGTACAGTTCAGGACCAACATCTTTCAGATTGATAATACCTGCAGGAGTATAGGTACGTGCTGCCCACCACGCTTGAGTAAAGTCCTGCGTCTTACCTTCTATCAGATATCCTGAAGCATCCTTCATTCCTGCATCAAGTGCTACGATCTTACACTTGTTCGGCTCAAACAGTTGGGCAACTTCACGTGCAGCCTTCTGTCCTGCTTCATCTGAATCAAAGCAAATAACAATGTTGTTGAAAGAATTAAGAAAGTCATAGCTACGCTTGCAACTTTTGACTGCTGCCGCTGCGCCATCCTTGATGGATACTGCTGCATACTTTGAGCCAAGCATCTGATACGCAGCCATAGCATCAAGTTCACCTTCGCAGATGGTGACATACTTGCCACCCTCTTGGCAAAGATGCTGACCAAATAACACACCTGCTGACATAGCGCCGGGTGGATCAGCGGCAAAGTTCTTGGTAGCTACATCGCGAACCTTGTAAGCTACAAGACTGTTGTTTACATCGAAGTAAGGATAATAATGTTTGACTACATCACCAGATGTATTCTGAACAATACGCACACCATACTTCTCTGCTGTATCTTTCGTAATGCCACGATCAGTGATAGCTGATACGTGACCCTTCGCTGTTGGTTGGGTGTAACTTACGTTATCAAGTGGCATGTTAGTCTCCTTTGTGTATGCCTTATCACCTTTGAAGTAACCTCTACAACTGAAGCAAAACATATGCCCATCATCAAACAAAGCACATGCATCACTTGATCCACATGAGTCTGAAGGACATGGAATATGTTTTACAAAACTACTGCCGTTATGCTCAGTCTTCCCTGAGTACCCTGTATGTAGCAACTGTTTCTCCATTACGTTTAGCTACGAAGCCGTCTATCGTCTCTTCAATATCATAACCCATCTGAGATGTAAACAGTTTTCTATCTCCTAACAGTTTCCAAATATCTTCTTCATAGGAAGAATCCTCTACGATTGTTTCAACGTGTTTAGTTTTAACAATAACATTCCACATATCTTAACAATCCTCTTCTTGATAAGAGAATAGTTCTTTTACAAAATCTGCTTCACCCGACATAAACTCTTCAGTCTCTTCGGAAGCATACTTCTTCGCTTCCTTTCGACTATACCCTTCTTGAAGGTACTGACTGTAAAGTTCTTTATAAACTGTTTTACGATCTTTTTCCCATAAATTTTTCATTATTCCTTTCCTTTATTATTATATGGGTTACTCATTTCGTGATCACAGGTGAGACAAAGCAAAGCCTCCCACTCTTTATGGGCTACCCAATGTATTGTCCCACACTCTGTGCACTTAACTTCTAGCCTATCATCCTCTCCTTCGATAGGACCAAAAATCATTTCACTTATAAATTCTATATCAAAATCTTCTGACATCTCAGATAGAGATTCTATAAAATCATTGTATTCTTTTACGTCTTCAGGCTTAGATGGATCGTATCCTAGTTCTATCATTTCAATGTTACAAAACTTTTCATAAGATAGTTTACCTTGCTGAAAGCGTTTACGTGCATGATCAGAAAAAGAAGTAATATTTTCTGCCACTGAAACAGGAACTAGAATACCCTTCGTCATATTATTTTCCTTGTCCTCTGTAACGCTTGAAGTTACGACGCTTGCTTTTGTTCTTTGGTCTACTGTTTACTGACTGACCAATGCTTGTACGCATGTGCTGCTTAACCCATACAGGTTTCTCAGTTCCGGTAGGTTTCTTACTAGCCATTTGTTAATTCCTTCCATGATACGGGGTAAAGAGGTTTGATAACTTCGTTCCACATTGTTGCTAGGTATTGTATCTCTTTCTGAGCATGTTCGTCAATACGAAGTTTGTAGGCACGGGCAAAGGCAGACAAAGAACCTGTGACATAGTAGCTGGTGTACATGCTCTGAGGCAGAACCATACGTGCTTGTTCAGGTGCTACGTCCATGCTTAAAAGATTATCATATAGTCCTTTAGCTTCTACAAGAAATTCGTCATACTTTTTATTAACAAGCTGTTGTGACGATACACATTTATCTTCTGATCCTTGTTTTTTATTTTCTGCACGTTTACGCCATTCGTCTGGATGGTAAAAGACAGGATCAGAGTCAACATATCTTCGACTAACTTCATTGTAACTAAATCCTACTGTATGTTTGAACCTTTGTCTAGCAACAAAGATTGGAACTTCTTCTCTTACTGTAATAACACAATGTGTGAATGGTGTAAAGTGTTTATGTTTAGCTAGATACTTAATAAGTTTCTTATCTTTATCACTAAGTTCTGTTATACCTAATGCAGGTATGTTTCTTTTCCAACTTGATTCATTTTCAAATGAGACACGAGCAGAATTAACCACAGTAAGATCATCACCCAAGCTACTGATAAGTTCACATTTCATAGTTGGTGTATCCTTCCTTCTTCACCAGTATAGTACACATTCTTAATACCAAATTCAACCATACATCTACGGCAACCAGAACAAGGTTTAGCCATAGCTGGTGAATAAGGTTCTTTGTTAGTCTTTCTTTTAACTCTCACAACTACAAGGGTAGCTTTCTGTATATCATCTACGCTTAACTGACGCAAAGCATTTTTTATCGCAGATACTTCAGCGTGAAGATGTATAGCCTTCTCATTCTTACTGTACTTAGCCTGAAAAGGATCAGTCTTGTAGCTGTTTACTCCTACACTTACTAGAGTATTCTTGTATATTATACCGGCAGCTAGACGGTAACACCTGACAGGCTCCTCTATATCTTCAGCAATAGCCAGTAAGGTTGAAACATGCTTCTCAATCTTTTTCATAATAAAATCTATGACGACCTATTCTGCCGAGATACTGTAGTTTGCTGGCCCAAGAAGGGATAACATATGTAGCATGGTAATGTGTAGCTTTTCTAGCTAGGTCAACATATACATTATCTAATGCTAGTTTTGCGATAGCTTGGGCTACTGCATATGCTTTAGCATCTTTTATCTTTTCTATCTTTCCATCACAATAAAAAGAAAAAGCACATTTATTTCTAACAATCTTACCATTTATTTTTTTAGCCTGATAGACAACACCACAATGTGTATTAGGAAACCGCTTAGAGTTTACTCTATTTTGTATGACGTTGGCTACAGCTAACTGACCTAAGAAAGGTTCGCTTCTAGCTTCAAAGTAGATAGCTTTAGCTACGCATGTAAGTTCTCTTTGTTGAGCATTTATCTTCTCTGTTAGAAAGAAGGACAGGACTATACCTGTAACAACAATCACAAAAAACTTATACATATTCTATATTAACTCCCATATCTTTTTCACGAAAAAGACAAATAGTAATTAAAATTCATTGTCTGTGTTCGTTTTTCATAATATTTTTAAGTTAGAATCAAAATTCATTGTAATAATAAGCGGCGGGACAAAGTATGACCGTATCCCGCCGCTCCTTTCATAGGTTGTTAGTGCATTGTCATGGCAGAGGTGCTGTCGAGTATCTCAACATCATCTTCATACCATTCTTCAAGACCATTAAGAAAGTCGTTGATTTGATTGAGAGGAACTTCCTCCACTGAATCAACTGTACCAACAACATCAGTGAGATAGTCTGCCATATAAGGTGGAATCTCACTATGGTTCTTATAATTATAACGACGCATAACTTTCTCCTATTAAAGGTTTAAGATTACGCAGCAACCTCCATTACAAAATTGTTCCACGTATTAGAGCGAAGCCACTTCGTAACTTCGTCACCACGCTTGTACAGTGTACCACCGTCACCAGCTTTGGTCAAGTCAAAGCGTCCGTCGTCACCATGAGATGCATAGTGTGTCATAGCTGACTGTACAGCAAAGAGGTTGTTGCCTCTTTCACGTACTTCGTCCATCCACTGAGCAAAGAGACGATCCGACAATCCTCCGCTACGCTTCTGATCTTGCCGATTGGTCTTCGTCAGCTTATCGAACAACTGCTGCACCTTAGTAGAAGAACCTACCTTAGTGTCAGCATAACGCTGGTACTTCTCTACAGCATTTTTGTGAG